CCACCAGCCGTTTCAAGGGCTCCGAACTTGCCTTCTAAGCCATTGATTATTCCGTCGCCACCAAACGATCCAAGAGACTCACCTGCGTCTTCGGCGTCTGATTCACCGTCAGTCAACGCGCCCGCGAAAGCAGACACAAGCTCCTCGCCAGCTTCTTTAGCCTCATCGACCGTCATGGCAATAGCTTTGACAGCTGCGCCCGCTACGTTCTCAGCGGCCTTCTCCACGCCAGCCTTGCCAGATTCTATTCCCTCAGCGTAGGAATCAGCGGACTCCTCGCCCCAGCCCAGCCACCTTTGTATGAATCCAGGAATGATAGATCTCACCCAGTCAATCGCTGATTGGAATGCGCCTGTGATGGAATCCCAGATCTTGTCGAAGAAGTCGCCAATAGCAGTCCACTTGGTAATGGCGTCTTGCTTGATGTAGTCCCATGCTTCAGAGATCTTGTCAGATAATCCAACAACGTCTAGGATGGCGACGATACCGTCCCAGATTCCTGATAGGAATGTCTTGAAGTCAGTCCATGCTTGTGACCAGTCTCCTCTAAGCAATGATGCCCAGAAGTCGAACAGATCAGACCATCCGTCTATCAAAGTAGTTGCCGCGATTAGTAGGATATCGAATATACCCTTAACAACATCGCTGAACGAGATAGCCTCTTCTCCGGTTTCGCCAAAGACTCCCATGATGCTAGTGAACGCATCATTTATTGCGCCCCACAGATTAGAGGCCGCTGTCTTCAGGCTATCCCATGCTTCGATAAGCCCGGCCCCATGTTCATCGAATGATTCCTTGATACCAGCCCATGCCTCGACAGCCTTGTCCTTGATCCAAACAAATCCAGCAACAGCGCCATCCTTGATAGCCGTCACAGTAGATAGGATCTTATTCTTAACGCTATCAGGGATAGGAAGCTCATCCCACTGAACAACCACATACGCGATACCTGCTGCGAGCGCAGCGAATGCCGCTATGATGAGACCAACCGGGTTCAACATGGATGCGAAGCCAGAAACTAGCGCGGCTATCTTAATACCAGCCATAGCAACGGCTACACCAGCGAACGCGCCAATGATGACTTCTTTGTGATCCAACAACCACAGGAACGCAGCCTTGATCCCATCTCCGATGGCTTGTAGCGCAGTGCTTATTCCACTCTTAATGCCATCAGGTATAGGCAACGCTTCCCATGCAGTAACGACCAGGCTAGTTATCGTTTCAAGCACAGTCACAGCGACGGACTTAATGCTTTGCCATGCTGCGCTCCAGTCACCTGTGAAGACGTTCTTGACGAATGACCATAGATCTTTCAGCACACTCCAGACGCCTTCAACAGCGACCCTCACGAACTCATTCGATTCGATCCAGTCAGCAGCGGCTAGAATGTAGTGCCCGATGGCTACCATCACGTGCCCGATGACGCCCTTTAGTCCGCCCATCTCTTTGATCCAATTCCTAAGAGCGTTTGTTATCGGAATAATGTGATCGCGTAACAGGTTCTCAAGCATAGGAAGCACAGTTACTCCAAGCGTCTGAAACAGCAACTCAAGCGATCCCTTCCAAATCGTCCATTGGCCTTTAAGCGTGGCAATCATTTCCGCTTGTTTGTCAAATGCTTTTGTTGTTCCAGTTATCTCTTCCGTATACCTTTCCAGCTCTTCAGAGCCTACTCCAAGCAAGTTGCTGAACTGCTTGACCGCGCCAGTTCCAAAGATGGTTGCCATAGCCGCGAGTTTTTGTTGCTGAGTTAGACCATCGAAACCGATCTCCAGTTGTTCAAGAGCCCCTTCCATCCCTACGAATTCACCATTCGCATCGAACATAGAAATGCCGAGTTCGTCCATCAGTTCGACAGCTTCATCTGTAGGCTTGGCCAATCCTTGCAAAGATGTCTGAAGAGCACGTGTAGCTATCCCGCCCTTCAGTCCAGCATCACCTAACTTGCCAACGGCTGCGACAGCCTCTTCAAGGCTCATGCCCATCGCATGAGCAATCGGCCCGAAGAACTTCATCGACTCACCAAGGCTCTCAACGGTCGTGTTAGAACTAGATGCAGCAGCAGAAAGCAGATTGACAACTCGGTCAGCATCCGCTGCCTCTAGTCCGAATTGGCGAATCATGTTCGCGGTGATCTCAGCAGCTCGTGCAAGGCCAATTGTCTCAGCCTCTGCTAGGGCAACGACCCCGCCCATTGCATCAATGATCTCACCGGCATCAAATCCAGCACGTCCGAGGGCTTCCATCCCAGCAGCTATGTCGGTCATTGTCTGAGCAGTTGATAATCCAAGCTCCTCAGCTTTTTCAGTCAGCGCAGCAAACTCCTCGGCAGTAGCCCCAGTAACGGCGCTAACCTTAGCCATTGCAAACTCAAAGTCAGCCGCAGTCTTGATAGCCTTGACGAAGATAAGAGCACCGGCGGCGGCTATAGCAGCAAATGCCACTAGAGCCACCTTACCGATAGTCTTGAACACTTTCCCGAGCTTAGTCCCCAGGCCAGCGCCAGCAGCGTTGACAGCGTTAAGATCCGCTATCGCTTTCGCTTTATTGATGCTAATAGTCCCGAATAATCTGAATACCTCAATTAGATACCACCACCCTATCATTGAGCCAATTAGAGTATTCTTCGGGCGTCTTATCTTTCTTTCTACAGTTACACCTTACACAGCACGGCGCGATGTTCCCGATGTCATTTGATCCACCACGTGATAGTGGCATTTCGTGATCTGCTGTAACGGTTTCCACGTCAAGTTCACATCCGCAATACGCACACTCCCATTCCTTCTCTTGGCATAGAGACAAGAACTCGGCATAAGTGAAGTCTCCGTCCGCAGCCGCCTTCAAAGCTCTGCGCCGATACGTGTTGTCTTTCCAGAACGAACGAATACGTTCTGGATGTTCTCCCTTCCACTTATCGTGATATTCCTTTCGCTTCTCTGGATGAGCTGCGAACCATTCGCGGTGCTTCTCTGTGACATGTTCTTTATTCGCTTCTTCCCATCGCTTTGTTGCTGCTCGTGCTTTCTCTGGATTTGCCTTTCTCCATCTATCGCGTGCTATTTTAGCAACAGCACGCGCATCAGGATTCTCGGCAATACGTTTCGCGGAGTTCTTAATCTGTGACTTCCTGTATTCTGGATGAGTACGGTAGTAATCCTTGCCCTTACACGATACAGAACAATGCCGTGATCGCACTGTCTTGGGCTCGAACATCTCACCGCAGAACTCACAGACCTTGACTTCCACTACTTCTCCTTGAACTTCATCCCAGGTGCAATCACTGGGATCTTCTTGAATCCCTTGGCGAACGCTTTCTTGATGTCTTCCTCAGTCAGCGTCATGCCCTTCTCTTCAACTTCTATTCCGAGTCCTAGTTGTGCCGCCCAATTCTCGAACGGTATCACCTGCCTGTCTTTACCATCTCCGATCGTCGGGGGCTGCGCCCTGTAGCTCCAGAGTGCATCCCATCTGCGTTCATCCCGCTTCGCTTCACCCGTCACTCTGACGAGCTGTAGTAACCGCGAATATGAAAGCCCGTCGCCACCTTCAGCTAATCGTCGTCCTGTGGTGTACTCGTCGGACCATCCGTATCTAGCTTGGATTCGATCAATAGCTTTCTCGAAAGCGCCTTCTCTTTCTTCGCTTCGGTTTTGTCTATGATCGTCTTCACGAACGGGATCTCCTTGATGGCCTGCCCCACGGTAAAAAGGTTCACCACGTCCGGGTGCTCACTGAGCATCAGAAGTAACTTGACCTCTGACCCCAACGGGAATACGCTAGGATCACGCATCGTCCCTTCGTTGGGATCTTGCGGATGATCTGCCTTAGACTTCTTGCGCTTATCTTCAGCAACATCAAACGGGATTCCCGTCTTCAACCCGATAACACTCCCCATGAAATCAACAATCTCGTCCATCGCATAGGGCATGAAGTCAATGAAGAACTGGACACCCTTCTGAGGCGTCATATCATCAAAGCTGGTCATCTGTAGAGCGTCAACCGACTTCGAGACCTTCTTCACGATCACGAGTATTCGCTCAATGTCAACCAATCCAAGTTTCCGTAGAGGGTATTTCTTCCCCTCAATGTCCAGCACAGGGGGCTCTAGCATAAGAGCCCCGGCACCAGTTGTCTTACCTTTCTCAGCCATTCAATTCCTCCTAGATTCCGTAAGGTACCCACAGCTCGACAGGCGCTTCGTCAAGATCAAGCCCATCAGCAGGATCAAAGAATCCCGTCCATGTTGTCTTGAGCAGCGTCTCGTTGATGCGTTCTCCAGGAATCTCAATCGTGTCTGGCTCGCTCAACGGATTCTTGATGATGAACACGACTGGATACGTCTGATCTGGATCTGATACTTCACACAGGAGAGCGATGTTCGTGAAGTGATCCGCTGCTGCAATCTGGCCAGGAGTGATAATGGTGAACGTATCGCCGCTCGCCGTATTGTCGTATACGTAGAACACCGTGATCTTGTCGCCATCGAGGACAGCGCCGCCAGCCGTTGCGAGTACAACCTGATAGACCATCGTCGCATGAGCACTTGCGGTGATCACGTTCTTCGTACCTGTAGTTGATCTGCTAAGAGACACAACGCCAAGCGCCGATGTCGCAGTCACGCCAGGAACGCCATACGTACCATCGTTGATACATATTGCAAGCTCCACAGCGTCGGCAGTGTCGTCTCCAGAGATGTCAAACTCTCTGTCAGCAACGGTAGTTGTATCTGTATCCGCCGTGAATGTCAGTCCTTCGATAACAATAGTATCAAGATTGGCCATTGACGCGATCGTGATCTGATCAACCACGTTATAATCCGTGGCAAGCGTCAGCTCTACACCAATACCAAGCGCAGCTGGTGTACGCCACACCTCAAGCGTGCTTTCGTCAATGCTCGGCGTCCCAGCAGGTGCTACACCAACATCCACTTCCGTCCCGACGCCGATGTACTCGCCCTTAATCCCTGTAGGCGTCTGATCTGCGCTATCTGCGCCAGGCAGATCCCACAGGTAATGGTTGACCGAATGCTCCAATAGGCTTACCGCAAGCGTCGGTACGATCTTGTCAATCATCCGATGTCCAACGATCAAGCCCATCGCTCCGTCCGGTTCTACGTCATGGAATGTCAGACCATAGCTGAAACTTGACCCGCCCTTCGTCTCTCCAAGAGCGGTCCCAGGAGACGCAATCGACGTGAAGTCCTTGTATAGCGTTCCTCCACCCCTTAGATACTTGTTTACCGCTGCCGCTGTGATACCCGTCCGAATCGTTCCCATCTAAATCACCCCACTGTATTTGTTATGTCTCTTGCTGCCCCGATCCACAGGTTCCACTGCGTCGCGTAGTGCCACACATTAGCTGCATCAGTTTCAATGTAGCCACCTGAAAACCATTCCAACAATATGTTCGCCTCGTCAGAGCCCGTATCTGTCCCTAGTTCGTGTAGAAGGATCTTCACTCGGTCAATTGCCGAATCAGGCACAGCCGAATCGACACCGTAATACCATAGGTCTAGGTAGTAGGTATGCACGCCATGTAGCAGATTCCCGTTCATCGAGAGCTTCTGCCAGAAGTAAGGCATCGTAGGATCAGCCGGTCCCATCACGCGATAGACATTCACGGGATCGCCCAGCACACTTTTCAACGTGGCGTCTGTAGTGAGCCGTGTCCATAGATAGGCGATGATCGCCTGTCCTGTCTCGACCTCTGCCACTAGAACCACCTCTTGTTGAGTTCAAGCAGCATCCTCGGCTTTGCCTGATCAAGAGATCGCTTGAGCCACGGACGACCGCCTTTATTCGCAGGCTTCTTCTCAAGCGGCGCTGCATATTTGCTGTTCGATCCAACCTGTACTTCTCCTCCGACTACTTTGCGCTGTACACTTCCTCTCAATTCTCCGAACCTCTCGTGAGACGGGAACTGACCGGGAGCGGACGCCGTGTAATAACGGTTCGTCTTTGGAACCTTGTATACGTGCCCAGTTCTAGGGCCACCCGCAGCAGTAAGATTCTTCACTGTCTGATTCCTTCCGACATCAGCGGTTGCAATCAGCGCCTTCTCAGAAGCGACTTTAATCGCGGCAACAGCGGCAGGCATATAGGAAACGAACATCTTAGACACTGGCCACCTTCTTCTCTCTGTCCTCTTCAACGAGCACCGTCGTAATGATTCCTTCACCGTCAGCGTTCACCGGACTAGACTTCGGCCAGTAGATCTTCAGGTAGTCATCGCTCCCATTCGTGAACCAGACGAACCGCGTACCGCCTAGCGTGATCGTCGGCTTATCGTAGAATCGAAACTCCTTGCGCACGACTGCATCAAGTTCGATGTCATATCGCTGAACCGCCATCGCAGGGCTGATCGAAGACACTTCACACCAACGAGTATCAGATGAAGCAGTCACCCACGCACCAAGCGGAGAGGTCGCTGTCGATGTCCGTGTGCCTGTATCAATCCTTACCCTCTGATTCGCGTTCATCCTAGCCCCGGACTCAATCGCAGATGGCTAATGACGTCATACGTGTCTGCCATTCCCGACTCCTCAGACTTCATCGACACGTACATCGACTGTCCAATTCCCGCCGGTGAATCCATCATCAACGCAGAACGGTTTCTGAAGTGCCGCCGCACTCGCTGGTAGAGCCACTGATTCACGTCTTCAGGTATCGTCTGTGATGTGAGCACATCACGGGTAAGAAGCGTGTCTTCGTCCGAGCTAGTTACCACGATGTCATCAGCGTAGCCATAGTCGGCTTTGAGCGTAACCGAGCCGCTAGTATTGGCCGCTGTCACTCCCTCGACTCCAGTGGCCCCGTAAGAGCCTCCTAGTGACGTTGAGTTGACATAGGCCGCGAAGTTGTCAGCGGTATCCGAGTCAGTAGTACCGAGTGCAAACTCAAGTTCATCCTCATCAGCCGTCGCCTTGCAGGTGTACGTCTTGCCGTTGACAACGATGTAGTCGTCTGCAACTACGCCGTCGAATACAACAGTCGGCACGATCTCAGTAAATGGGTTGTTCAGGTATTCGTCTGCCTTGCGCTTCGAGGCGTTGAACAGCACCGTAAGCAAGGCATCGTGATCTGATCCGTCCACGCCGCAATAGGCACGCACAAGCTCTGTGTAAGTTGCCCACGCTAGACCTGTATACACTGGACCGTCTGCCATCGCTGTCTCCTATTTCTTTGGGAACCCGATTGGCCCTGCACCCTTGCCAGTGCCTAGACCTTTTCCCTTACCGCCTGACTTGATCCCGCTTCCTGGACATTTCGCCATCTCTACCTCCCGAATACCTTATGACCTGAGAAGCGTCGAGCACCACTTGTCGTAACCGTAGTGGCAATTTGTATGACCTCTGCGCCACCTTCCATTACACCACGGTTCTCAGGCTCTTCGATCATGCGGTTCGCAACGCCTTCAGAAATCAGCCGCTCGCCGTATTCCTTGTTGACGATCACTTCATCCCCTGGCTCGTAGTCTTTCGTCTTGATCGTCTGTGCTTCCGTCAATGTGATCTTCATTCCTCACCCCCAAGGGAGAAGGGCAGGGAGCCGAAACCCCCTGCCGTAAGTTGCTATAAAGCGCCCGGTGCACCCATCGTCCACTCGATGTAGACCGTGGCCGCGCCTGCTGTACCGTTGTTGTTCTGATCTGCAACAGAGACAAGGATGTCTCTGGCAGTACCGCCTACACTTAGTCCGAAGTTTGAATACACGTCGGCATAAGCCCATCCGTCTGCTGCCTTGATATCAAGATCGCTCGCAAATCCCTCAAGCGTGCCTGACCATCCGATGTCACATGTCAGCGTACCACTCTCGTTAAACGCGGTAGTCGTCATAACCTTGACTTCAGTTACATACGCATTGGCCGGAATCGTGAAGACCGTAACAGCAGATGCCGTCTGCGTGTAGACGATGTTGTAGGCACTGATGTACATTGCGCCTGAGTTAGTCGCATTGGCCACAATCACGTTCGCTTGATGAGTAGTGATTCCTTGGACGTTCAACGTATCGTCGATGTCAGTGACATCCAAGTTCGTGATGCCATCGACATCAAGATCCGTCCCAACGTTGACTCTCTTAGCAACTCCAAGTCCACCGTCAGTATGGATTGATCCAGTAATCGTAGTCGTTGAATCAGTCACGTCGTCGATAGATAGAATCCCTGATCCGGTGATCGCATCAAGCGTGATACTGCCAACAAAGTCAAACGAGGCAGCCGTCCATGTGACCGCCGTGCCGCTACCAGCCATCGTAATAGCCAAAGCGCCGGTCGTGTCGGTTGTAGTGAACGTTGTTGCTGCGCCAACGTCAAATCCCACCATAAAGATCGGCGTGTAGTTGATCACGGACGTAGAACACGTAAACAGGCCAGTCGTACCAGCCACATCCAACGTGCCGTCAATATCCGTGTCGTCTAAATTAGCCGTCCCGTCTACTGCCAGATCGGTTCCGACCCATGCTTTCTTGGCGACACCAAGGCCGCCATCTGTATGGATTGAACCAGTGACCGCGCTCGACGTGTCGGTCACATCATCAACCGATATGATTCCAGAGGCCGTGACAGCGTCAAGATCAATAGCCCCAACGAAGTCAAAGCCACCACTAGCCGTCCACACCACTGCCGGAGCATTCCCCGTGTGAGTGATTGTCGTGATGCCGCTAATCGCCGTGGTCGCAATCGACATGTAGATCGTCGTGCTAACGCCGATACGATTCGCAGCCGCTTCAAGACTGGTGAATCCCGCGCTAATCAGCCGCGCAGAAGTGCTACCGTCTAATGCGACAAGCGTACCGTCTACGGTTAGATTGCCAACGACGCTGATCGCTCCGAACGTAGTTGTGCCTACGACCTCAACGTCGCCTCCGATATACAGATCATCGAAGTAGTTCGTCTTTGCCATACACGTCACTCCAATGAGGAGGACGAGACTCAGTACAAGTGCTTTCTTCATGTCACCCTCCTAGAGTGCTCGCTTGTAATACACAGTTACACGAGCTTTGCCCGCTGTCGGCACAGTGCTCGTGTGTGTGAAGATTGCCGACACAATGACATCAGAGGTCGGCGTGTAGTCGATGATTGTGGTTTCCACCGTCTCGCTATCTGCGTTCGTCGGATGCCCGTCTGCGATGAAGTAGTTCGTGTCGGTAGGTATCCCAACGATCAGCGCGTTATCCGCACCGGCGTCGAAAGCAGTCACAACCCACACACTACATCCAAGGAACGTCGCGCCTGCGGGGATGGTCCCAACTACTACCGTTCCCGTGCCACCTACTACATCCGTGTATTCAATCAGCTCAGAGAGCTTGCCGTCACCCGGTGCCCACGCGCAGGGTTCGCCAGGATCTGCAATGTTATGAGGTTTCAATATATAACCCATGATTACCCCCTATGCCGCAGCCGAAGTGTCGGTAACAGATACTGCTTGACCAACAGGTCCGTACCCGGCCATTGCACGCTCTAGCGTCGCAACGGTAAATGTGGTCGCATCGACAGAGGTAAACGCAGCGCCGATGTGAGTGAAGTTGTTAGTCCTGTCAAGATCCTGTACGTACACCTCGAAGTCTGCCATCTGAATGAGATCCGTTACGATCAATCGGCCAACTGCTCCGGCCAATTCAGTGATGTCGAATGCTCCAGTACCGTTGTCAGCACAAAGCACGGTACGATCGCCGCCGCCTGGCTCGGTGCAAGTAAGCAGAACCGTACCAGCAGTAGCAACAGCCAACATCCCAGGCACACCGTAAGTCGCATCGTTGATACAGGCTGCCAATGAAGCCCCAGTCGCCGTGTCGTCGTCGTCATAATCGAACTCACGATCTGGTAAGCTCTGAGCAGTAGCAGCCGTGAATGTCAACGCTGTGCCTGCTGTAAGAGTCCCTTCGCCGTTGAAGTAGTACGGCGTGATAATTACCGTATCGGAAGCTGTAACAGACGAGCAGACGACCTGCGCCATCGTTACCTTGCTGCCCTGAGTGAATGTAAGAGCAGCGCCAAGGGTCTTAGCGCCAGTACCAGTCGCATCGCTTGCTTGAGTAACAGTCAGTACGCAGGTTGCTCCTGTGAGCTGCCCACGAACGATACCATGAAAGTTCGCCTTAGCGAATGTGTCCATGCGGAACCATTCACCCGTGAGGCCCGTGTTGTCGTAATCCGGCTTGATTGCGCAGTCAAACTTTGTAGCTTCTCTAATCATGTGCATATTAGTTCTCCTCGCCCCGTAGGGCTAGACTTCTCTCTATGCTACGTCAGTCAGTTGAATGAACGGGCTGACAGTATTCGTACCATCTTGCAGCGTGAGTGCATTAGTGATCCACGGTTTGCCATCATCGTAGTACACCATACGCATCGTTTCCTTGCCTGACTTGAAGTTGGCATAGGTGTTGTCGCTCTTGAGCGCCGCACCCATTCCAGGTTTCCTCATGTAGTAGTCAAGGTTGACCAGTCGCATGTCGCCTTCAGTACCGAGCGTCGGGCTGATCTCATTGAAGAAGACCGGCACACCACCCAAAGTAGGAGCGGGGATTCCTTCGCGTGCGTTGGATGCCCACATCAACTGTCCTGCACCGTCAGTCATAAACATCAACTGAGGAAGCATCGTCACTTTCTGGCATATCCACACGAAGCGTCCGCCGCCGTTGGACATAGCTCGTGCCAACATGTACACCATATCGGCATACTGGAAACGGTCGGCTGTCTGTCGAGCGATGTCAATCATCGCAGGAGAGTCGGCAAAGCCCTTGAATTCACCGGCACCAGTTCCCGTCTGGATCTTGTCATCACGATATGCCATGACTGCACCGTTGACGAGCGGGAGCATCATTGATCCCATCTGAGGCGTATTCGCTTGGGCCTCTTCGGAGATGGTCCAGAACACGCCCGTCTTCTCAGGCTTGAAGCTTACCGGAATGATTTTAGGAGTGTTCGTCTCAGATACATCCTCCAATTCCTTCGAGGAGTAGACAGCAACACCGCCATAGATTCCCTTCGATCCAGACTGGTCGAATGCGTTGAACGTAAACTCGGCATTCGGCGGGTCGGTCGCCGGAAGGTTGCGAATTAAGCTAGACAGCCATTGCTGATCTGGCGGAATCTGTAGCAACTGATCGGAAAATTGCGGTCGCATCCAGAAGGCTCCGCCTGTCCCAGTAAGAGTATCGAACCCTCGCTCTTCCAGTCGGCGGCGTTCGATTTCGCCATTGTGCATCTTCAGTAGGCGCTCAGGCGTTCCCATGCCAGCAGCAGCGGCCCTGACCTCTTCAAACATAGCACCGATGCTATCAGCCTCGTTGCCATAGCCGTAGTCTTCCTCGCGCTCTTCGGTCGCTACTATTCCAGGTGCTTGTAATGCCTGGGCAGCTTCCGTGTATCGTTTCTCGGCTGCGTCCAGCTTCTCTTCCATCTCTTCGTAGTGAGCCGTCGCGTCTCCGGTGATGTCCTTCACGCGCCGCTCGACTTCCTCTTTCACTGTCTCAGGAATGTCTCCAAGTGAATCGCCAATGCCCTTGATTTTGACATTCAGCTCTTCAAGTGTCCGTTGCTCATCGCTCATTTCAGTCTTAGTTTCATCCGCCATCTCGATCACCCCTCATGGTTTTCTTGATTACGCCTTGGAGCCAGAGCACCGAGTCCTGAAGCGTCCGGGTGTCTAATGACGGGCCTTCTGCTTTCACGAGTGTTGCCGTAGTTCCTATGTCTTCTCCCGCAGGCAGTGAAACGTTATACGTTTCAAGTACCGTGCGAAGCTTTGCTACTTCCTCAATGAATCTATCCTCGTTGCCAGTCTTGAGTGCGGTATTAAGACGCCGCATGTGTTCAGTTGCTGCACGCACCTGCTCGACGCCAGCCTCAGGGTTTGCGCCGAAGTTCATCGTCACAATTGCCAACTCCGACAGAATGACTTCCTTCTTATGAGCTACGCCGTCTTTGTCGTCAGTCTCACGGACAGTACGGAATCCGTGGCTCATGTCGCTGTAGTAGCCACTCGCAGGGTTGCCATCGTGAGCCAGCCCCATGTAGACGGTGTTCGCACGAGGAGTCTCTATATTCAGATACCCTTCCTCGATCAGCAATCCTGTGGCGTCTTCCTTAACACCACGTGCCATGCCGATAGGATCCCACCATTCATGATTGACAGTCAGAGGGAATGCTCCTTTGTGAGCCTTGATCGTTCGCTTGAAACACCCAGCGTCAAAGATCGTCCCATAGCTATCAACGTTTCCGAATATCGAAGCATGGCCGGTGAACATGCCATCGCCGTCAATCTCCCTCACTTCTAGCGGATATGTTCGTGTCTCAGTGAACATGGCTATCCCTCCGTCCCTGAGCCTTGCCACACCCACACGACGGCTGAGGTATAGTTGTCAGCGCCCTTGCTAGTCACTGAGATCAGATAAGACGTGCCCTGCTTGAGTAGTGTGTGGTTGCCACCCTCTGCGCGAAGCTCCACCTTAGTCAGGATTTCCGTCCCGCCTGTGTACGTTCCGCCTTGCTCGATCAAGCATGCGCAATCATCTGGATGATCGCCTTGACGGTTGCGGGCATAGAACACCATCGCCGTCCCAGCGGACCCGATCGTCACATCCTCAGTGAGCGTCACATTGACCATCTGATGTGAGACAACATCGTGCGCTAGCCAGTAGGAACCCGTTGCCGGTGTCGTCACCACGATCTTCATCACATCGGCTATAGCTTGGCTGGCATCAAAGAGTGACGCCCGATACCCGCTGTCCATTACAGAACTATGTCTGAATCCCATACCCCTCACCTACCCCTTGTAAATCGCAACACATCTGCAATTCACGTCGTTAGTCCCGTCACCTGGATAATCCGCACCGTCTGAGAACGTATCCCCGAACGCTATCCACCCCTGCCCCGTGTTATTCACGTGCGCCGTTCTCACCCGATCGTCACCCGCGTCAAGCCATGCCTTCTGTTTCGCCACTCCGCTCTGTCTAGCTGATTCGTGCATAGCCGTCCCAGCCGCTTGATGCACCTCAGTACGTGCGATCATCATTGCGCGATAGGTGTCCGTGCCGCCTTCCCAATCCTTGAACACCTCTTTGATGCTGCGTGCTATCTTGACGCTGCTATCGCCGCCCTTGATCCCTTCGAGCACAACAGCACGGATGGCCTTCTTCGTCGTCTCTTCTATTAGCTTCACCTCAGCAGCGGCGTGAGCATTCACATACTTCTCAATCTCATCTGACCACGGATCGAAGTCTCGTGTCTCTACCTGATCAATGGATCTAGGCACAAGCACATCAAACGTGTCGTCTCCGAAGTCCTCTATGACTGCTCTGTATACGGCGGTGAAGGTCTTAACCCACGCGCTCCGCTGGGATTCAATAGCCGAGTCGGTATCTACCTTTCCATTCGTGACAGCTTTGACTACAGCCGAGCTTTCCGCCGCAAACAGAGAGCTTACTTTCTGAGCCATGTTGCGCTCCCATCCGAGTCGCTTCTGATCAGTGGCGCGATAGTGGAGATCTAACGCCGCACTCCTGGTTTCAATAGAACGAATTGACCGCCCTTCTTCCTGTACTCGTGTTGCGCCTACCTCAAGCAACGTCACGGGCAACATACCTTTATCTGGACATTCAGCCTCATCGAAGCCAAGGCTTAGACGTTCGTTTACAGCCTTGGTTGAGATGCCCATGTCAAAGTACATCTTGCCCTCTATAGCGTTCTCCTTGCGTGCCTCGATCATCGGGATCGTCTGAGACATGTCATACTCGAAATAGATCCCATCGAAGTGTGGAGCTAGTTGCGTATTCAGCGTGCCCTCAAGCATCGTCTTCTCAGGGATGATCGTATTCTCCCACGTCGCCCTGAGTGCTTGACGCATGTTCTCATACTTCGCAGGGATAAGCCCCATAGCCTCAGCGTATACGCCGAAGCCCACGCATAGCTCCTGATTCGTTAGGCTTGATCCGCCCATGAAGTCCATGTCTGATGGCGTAGGAGTCGCTGGCGTCCACGTCTTACCATCCTCGACGATGATCAGGCGTCGTGCATTTGCCGGCCCTTCTTTCGATGCCTTGATCTGAGCCATCAGGCGATCGTATTGCGTCTTCTCTAGCTTCTCAGTTGCCAGCACACCACTAGGCCACATACCGTTTTTCATCGAGTGATACTGGAAGTCGGATATTGCATTGCCCGTGTCTACCAGCTTGGCATTCGCTCTAAGGACAGGCTGGCCGAATAGGTCGCTAGATGGATTGTAGTTCTTGAAATGGACGATTTCTTCCTGCTCAAACGGGACAGGCTTCTCACCGGGTAGCGTATAGAGATAGATCAGCTTGCTCTTATAGACCTTGATGGACACCCTGTCCGATCTTAGAGGGTCAAGCCTGACGCTATCGCCTACTTGGTTGATGTACCAATAGGCGTCACCTGCCATACACAGGAACAGCTCTGCTCTGAACTCCAATTCGTCCATAGGAATCCGAGGGTTAGGATTTGCGATCATCTTTGCGGCTGGATGTGTGTCTGCTACAGGATCGCCACTAGCGATGTCTTTGGCCACGAGAGGCATGGACTTGATAGCATCGCCGCGGAACTTGGTAAGCCTGTAGACGAGGAAATGAGACTCGTAGCCTTCAAGCACGGCCTTCTTCGTATTCCAGTCCGTCCACTTCTCAACGCCATATTGCATGGATTGAGTTGTCTGGATGGATGTTCTAGTCTCAGGTGCAAGGAAATGAGCAACGGCCATTCGTGGCCCGTCTTTTGCCCAGTCTAGGACTACATCACGAATGCGTCCCATCTACTCCCCTCGTATGAGCGCAGTCCGGTTGTCGCGCCCATCGGAGAGATACTAACATGTCGTGATTGTTATTACAAGTATGGTGCGTGCGTAGAAGTCACGAAACTATCGACACCATTATACACTAAATCCTCCCCATCCCATCAAACACCAACGCGAACCACAGCGCGAAGAAGATCCACTTCATCAGGTATGCGAACCAGTCAGGAGTCATTCGGCCTCCTCGAACAGGGCAAGGGCTCTATCAACTAAATCGCCCTCATGCAAGCCACTTACACAGTGCATGTCTTGTATTGCCTTCAGCGCCACTCGCACCGGCTCCAGCTTCGCGGCGATGATGGATTCAACCTCCTCCCATCCAACAAAGTCTGAAATATCTAGATCGTAACCGACCTGTTCCTGAACAGCCGCCTTAATCTCACTCGCTAGTTTCATTCTCGCCTCCATACACGCAAGCATAGCACACATGCCGACGCTTGAATCCTATGAACGTCTCGCCACAGACGCGGCACACGTTCTCATGCTGGCCGCTCTCGTGCTTCATGTCGTCTTCCCAGTCTCTATTCATCGGCCTCCTAGTTTTCGCTAAACGTAAGACCTGCCCGCAATGTATCGCCACGCATAACCTCTACCGGCGAAGTCAAATAATCGCTCTGATATACCTTATCGCCATTGTATACCCTCACCCCGACAA